ATTCGTGGGATCCCTTGATGTTTGAGCGAAAAGTCACGCCATCTTCACGTTTCATTACGGCATAGCCCGCCATTCCAGACTTATTTCCGTTGCCTTCGTGAATCCCAACAATTTCATATTCCTCGTCCTGAAACTCCTTACGCTTGAGCAGGGTAGCCGAGCGCTTAAACTCATATGGTTTATCAATACGTATCATTTGACCCTCAAATCCGTCCTCCATAAATTTACCATAGAGGTTGTCTAATTCTAACTTAGTCGCAACCTCGTGGGTGTCAACGAGAACAATGCTGCCTTCGTTAAGGTTGAGTTGATCGTATGCTTCTCGAATAAATGCCGTACGTTGCTTAAAACAGCGAGTTGAGTCAGCGACATCATACCACCAAAACTCGATAATTTCAGAGGATTCGATAATGTCTTCCAGAGTCGGTTTAGTCTTTTTAATCAACGAAGAAATTTTGTTGAAATCGTCGTGCAAGCCATGACAGTAAAGTTCGCCATCTAAAATGAGATCAGGATAGCGCTCAAAGAGCGGAGCAAGATCAGCTAAGATATGGGGGATTGTCAACCACGGTTTTCCGTTGCGCGTGAATGCCCCATGACGACTAATCACTGCTCGCATGCCATCAAGCTTTGGTTGACAAAAGAGTGGAAACGATACCTTTTTCTCGACATCTTCCCACTTTTTAGCGAGCATTGGCTCGATATAGAAAGACTGATCAATGTCGCCAATTGACTCGAAGCAGCCACTCTCATTTTTCTTTTTCCAAAGTGCAGTTGCTTCAAAAAGTGCTTGAGCTGAAATGTCGCGCTCATTGGCTCGGCCGACATTGGTGGCTTCGCATGTGGTCCACAGTGTGGTCACAATCTTGCCTCCAACCTTGCCATGATGGGTACGACACCGCCCATCTTCGATTTCAATGGTCCATTCTTGAACGCTACCGGTCGACGTGCGACTGTATAGTGTAGGTAATTTCATTAGTGGTGGTTGTATATGCGTACTGGGGTGCCATTCCAAACTCGGGCAAATCCATATGTTCCCATGTCAAGCGCTTCGCCCTTTAGGCGTTTAGTCATTACTTTTCCCATTCTTGACTGGGGGTTTGGGATGCATGTGCCGTCATCCCAATTTCCAGTGTTGAGTGTATCGATAAATTGCGCAACTTTTACGCTTTTTGGCGTAAAGCCGACGACCTTATAAAAGGTTGCAATACGGGCGTCATAGCCAAAGATTGATACTAGAGTGTCTCCAATTTTCATATAGTTATTAGGTTAGAATTAGCGCATACCGCGGGAATATTCCTTTTCGCGAAGCTTATGATAGGTTCGCTCAAGCGTTCTCAATCCAGTATTGATGCATACAATCCAACCATCAGGCTGGCGAGTAAACGTCCAAGCGGCTCCGACGCCAAACCTACCACGTTTCATGAAGATGCCGAGGGCTTCGGCGGGGGTCCGACCGAGAACAGTCACTTCTTCACCAGTTTTTGTCTTTACGATGTATTCTTTATCCATATTAGTTGCTATTGCTTACATAGTCATTATAGCATGAAATCAGGGCTTTGTACACATTTATTTTCGAAAACGTGCATTTTGTGTGAAAATAATGAGTTAGGACAAGACCCACACGAGTATTTGGAGAACTATTAGGATCCACAATGTGTGGGCAGCAAGTTTTTCAGACAATTCGTCATTAACTGAGTATGCTGCCATATTTAGCATAATTACGCCAATCCAAAGTAAAATATCGTTTGGGTAGAGCCCGCAAATTTTCCCAAATAGGTGGCTGATCCAAATTGACGGCAACAGCCAGAAAATTCCAAACCCAAAGATCTGTACTGGAATCGAGTATTTAGGAGATTCTTCAGTATTCTTCTGAGGCATAAAAATTAGCGAGGCGGAGTTGTTTAGCGGTACGTTCCTCTTTTTCGACCAATATTGTGTTGATCTTATTTGTAGTCGAAGAACAGGTAATGGTTACACCAGCCTGTTCCTCGCTAATGGCGTCCTTTTTCGTAACTTCATATGTTCCCTTTTGATAGTCATGAAAATATCCAGTAACCCTATAAGGCAAACCGTCTACAACAACAAAATCGTTGAGGGATTGGCCATTTGAAGCAATGAAGTTAATCGCCTTTGTTAGTTTTTCAATGTTTGTCATATTGTATAGCGTATGGTGGGTCGTGCAGGAATCGAACCTGCATTGGCGGATTAGAAATCCGAAGTCCTATCCGTTGAACGAACGACCCAATATTAGATTTATTTATCGATTTCTAATGACGCGCACATAGACGTCAATAGTTGCAGCATCAGCAATGGCAATACGCTGATAGGCGCCAGCACCAAACCATCGGTTCTTATTCTTTTTTGCTGAGTCACGATAACATTGAGCATTGGGGTTATTCTTGCCGAGACGACCAAAGAGATCAACCTTGGCGGTGTGCCTAATAATATTAGGATCCTTCAATGACTTGATCTTTTCCTCAAGGTTCCAAATGCGAATTTCCTTTCGAAGTTGAGCAATTTTGTCATGACCCACAGTGTCATTTGTGGTCGTGAAGCGATAATTGTGTGAACGTGCGTTGTTTGTCATAGTCATAATGTAATAGTTGGCTTACATAGTCATTATAGCATGAAATGCATCACTTGTACACAACTATTTTCATAGATGTGAAAATAGGCCCCGGACGTATACCCCGTATATAGAAAAATAGTCTGTTTTAGAAGTTTTCCTTGATAATTTCACGAAAAACTTCGCAGTCAGTAAAGTATCGATCAAATGAATATACGTGACCGTCATAGAAAATAAAGGCAATCTCGCCTAAAAACATGTGTGTGTAAAATACTGATCCACGATACTCAACTCGTTCAGCAGTATTTACGTCTTCAAGAAAATCATCTTTCCAATTCTCTGGTTCTCCATTGTGCGTATAATAATCCTTAAACTTATCTTTTACGGCTACTGCGCTTCCACGTAAGATACATTCATACAATATATGGTCCTTAAAGTTATTTAGAGATATAGCAAATTTATCCATATTATTTTCTATTAATTCTAAACGAAGCTGCGAGGGTGAGGAATAGCCCTCCTAATAGACCGTATGTATTATCAAGTGAGTCGATCATTAGGAATATTCCTGCTACAAGTGTCATTGTATCAGATAAATCAAATGAACCGTGTTTGTTGTTGGGTGGGGTAGACATAATTAGTTATATTATAGTTGTGGAATATCGCGTCTCAAGTAACGATAAAGTTCAAGTGTTTTTGTGATGTCATAAGATGCATCGTGCGCAGCTGCCTCGTCCCATCCAAGTTCAGCACATTGACATAGTGTACCAAGTTTGAAATTTGGGAGGGCACCCCGGACTCGAGTAGTCATCCATGCTGCGGCTTGCATAACACAAATTGGTGGGTTCCAAAACCAACTACCGAAGTAGGCGTCTCCATTCTTTTCAAAAAATGCTCGAATAAAATCAGCATCAAATCGCGCGTTGTATGCGACAAAATGAAGTTTATCTGCTTTGTTGTATCTATCGCAATGTTTTTCTAAAATAGAGATAAGGTTTGTATAGGCTTCGCGTGGTGACAACGGTAATGCAGCCAAACTCTCAAGTGTCATTCCAGTTTTTTCGAGCGCCTGAGGGTCCGCGCCATCAAGAGAAAAGAATGGAGTAAACCGGTAGTCAATTGTTTCAAGAACATTTAAATTTGCATCAGTCAATATTCCGCTAATTTGAAAAATATTGTGAATGCGAGTATCAAGTCCAGTTGTCTCGGTGTCTAGAAAAAAGTATTTGTATCCAGGATATTTAGCGCTCATATGTTTTGAATGGGTATAGTTGTCGTGATAGCGAGATTGCTGACGAAAGAAGAATTGACTCTGCGCTAGACTCAGTCTGAGTCGCCTGCGAAAGTATATTATGTAGTATATTGGTATAAGATATATTAAAGTCAGTTTCCACTAACTCATTAGTTTGAACATGTTTTTGAAACTCAAGTGCGCTGCGCCAAGATGTGTTTAATTTAGACGCTGACGCAACCCTACACCACGAGTCATCTACAACTTCATATTCAAAACATTTTCCATAGTTATACCACACCGCACTCACAATATACTCTAATACATTAATACGAGTGGCGTTATAGTTTGTATAGAGTGAACTCATCAGCGTTCCATAACTTACAAGTTCAGCGGTATTATGTAAAAGTCCACCTTCATATGCGCCATGCGAATTTTCTTGAAGGTTTAGCGGGCACACCGCAAATCGACTGTCATCGAGTACAGGTAAACATAGTTCCAATATATAGGAATCAGTACAAACCTTTCTAAGATCATCTAATGTTAACATAAAGTGTGTATTTAATGCCCGGAAGAATATATACAACCGTCCCAACCAATGTAGTTGAATCTTTTCACCGTTCGTGTCGTGGGATAAAGATCAATATCATTACATACTCGCGAAGGACGATAATAACTCTTATAGTAACTATGTGGTCTTAATCGGTGAGAGTAAAAATAATGACTGGAGTATCCAGGAGTTATCAAATAATTAGTGGGAACATACTCGACTACGCAACTAGTTAAGCAGCACGCTAGGCAACAAATAGAGATTAATTTCATACTATAAGAATTTATACATTTATAAACCCCTCGGCCACAAGATAGGACACAATTGACTGCAGAGTCACTAAGTCTGGTTGGGGGTCCAATGTAAAGCACCCGTTTGAATAGTAGACATCATAGCCACGAAGGTGCGCAATAAAAGTTGGAGTTTGCATGTTAACTTAAGCCAGCAAAAAAATATAAAGAGTCATTAAAATTAAAATAAGCAAGGTAATGCCCTTCATAGACTTTGGTGCCGCTGCCTCAACAGCAAGCAGCGCTGCATAAATTAAAAAATTGTTAAAGTCCTTTTTAAAAATTTCATGTACTGCCCAGTCTGTCCACAATACTTGGAGATAAACTCCAGCACACATAAGCGCAAAAAAGATGCCTATCAGCGTCAGTGCCCATGGCTTTGATGTAATTCGTATCATATTATAGATTAGGCAAAGTTTTCACTTTTGTTTTTTTACGTGGTTTTGCTTCAATGCTAGCAATTTCCAGTTCTATGGAAAGAATAATCTTGTCATAGGAATGAATGACTGCGTCGACACTATAGCCTTCACGTTTGATAAAAAAACCAGAGGTGCCATCTTTCAACTTTTCACGACTTTTTACAAGAAGTTCAAGGTCCGTCTTTAATGTTTCGAGGTGTGTCATATTGTTGCTTACAGGGTAATTATATCATAAACCGCGACAAATGTACACAACTTTTTACCATATTATAAAAAATAATTTTTCTTATTTACATCAAATCGCATTCTTGATACAATATTAGCATAATGGAATTACGTAATGCACAAAAGGAGGCGCTCGAGGAAATACGCGTGGCTATTGAAAATGGTAAACGCGACATTTTTATTCAGGCCCCAACTGGCACCGGCAAAAGTCTTATTGCGCTTGAAATTTCTCGCCTGCTTAAGGCGAATGGGCAAAAGTCGTATATTTTGACGAGTGAAAAAAGTTTGCAGCAACAATATGAAACTGACTGCACGGGAAAATTCTCAACACATCATTCTGATGTTATGAGTATTTCGGGCATTGACACATACACATGTGACGTAAATGGCGAAAAATTCTCATTAGGCGTTTGCCGCAATTTGGGCCTAAGCAACAGAGAAGCAATAGCTTCAATGCCTTGCGCCGCGAGTTGTGGCTATTTAACACGGTGGGACAAGGCTCGACAAAGTGATCGAGTCCTAATGAATTATTCCTATTGGCTAATTCAAATGAATTATGTATTGCCCAAAATGTATAAAAGCCCGCCATTTAATCGACGCGATGTTGTTATATGCGATGAGGCTCATAAAATACCTGATATTATCGAAAATCATTTTGCATGTCGTCTCAACGAGAAAATCGTTAATCGTGTTGAAAGCATAATAGGCGCATTAGGCAATTTAGGTTTTAATTTTACCGTCTCCACAAAGGAGCTGCAAACGGCATTAAAACACGCTTTAGGGCATGCTGAAGGCGCACTACCGGCCGTGCATCATGACGCACTCAAACGTGTTTATGAAGCCTACACAAAGTTACTAAACTCGGTGTATGAAGTAAAATCAGCAATCACCGCAAAATACTTGCCACTCAACCTATCGCCTGAAGCATTAAAACAATATAGTGCTAAACTACCTCGTGAAGCTCGTGCGCTATTTGTACTCGCTGACGACATTAAAGACCAACATTGTAAAGTTGAAGACTATACAAACATGATTGAAGTGCACGGCCTTAAAAATCTTGTTGCATGTAACGGTGATGGCGGCGATCGCTCATATCATAATCTTTCTGACTATAACCTGTTTCATAAACATTTTCGTCGTCATGCAAACGTGCGAATATACATGAGCGCGACGCTGCAGCCTGAATTGCTAATACAGCGGTGGAACTTAAACCCAGCCACAACACATATAATTGATATACAAAGCGACTGGGACCCACTTAAAAGTCCAATTGTTTGCTGCGCGACAAGCAACATGTCATACGGCAATGGTCGCGCCAGCGTTGATGCTGCTATAAAGAAAATTGATCGATTGCTTGATTCCCATAGCAGCGAACGCGGCGTTATTCATACAACAACCAACCTAATTATGAATACCCTGCTTGTCAGCTCACGACACGCTAATCGTTTATACACTTACAGCGGGACAAGTGAAAAACTCGACTTGTTAAAGCGATTAAAAGAATTGCCGCATGATGCTGTATTGTGCGGGCCCTCGCTATACACCGGCATCGACTTGAGCGACGAGCTTGCACGATTTAATATTATATTTAAGCTAAGCTTTCCAAATGTAAGCAGCCAATTATGGAGTCGCCGCTATAAATTTCAAAAAGACGTGTACTTTGGCGAAACAGCTGCTGTGCTTGAACAAAGTGCTGGGCGTAGCACGCGAAATGCCGACGATTATAGCACCACCTATATTCTCGATAATCGAGCCGAAAAGTTTATAAGTGGCAATAAACGATACTTTAGCAAATCGTTTTTAGCCCGGACGTTATAGTTTGGATAAATGTCTAATCCACCTTAACAGATACTAGATCATCCGTTCCGGAACCGTTGGGCAATATTAAGATTGACCAGTATTTATACTCCTCTTCTATTGGGTTTTCTATATACCATAGATTATCTATATGGAAAAACATAGAAAACCCAAATAAAAGTGAAAAAAGTTTATTTTTTTTATGCCTCTAGAACCTGTACAATATAACGCAATATTTTGCTACGCACAATTTCACTATCACCAAACTTAAAGGCGTGAATATTGTTTCTTATTGCACTTTCGGTATTAAATCGAGAGTATACGTCCGAATAACCTGAGAGTTTGCCAATGTCTGACTGCTTAAGATCTCCGCATATTACATATTTGGTATTTTTTCCAAATCGAGTTAGTATTGTAACAAGTTCACTGCGAGTTAAGTTTTGAGCCTCGTCGACAATTACAATACTGTCATTAAACGTAAGGCCGCGAACAAAATTTACTGGAGTCGCACTCACGACATTTGCGTTGCGAAGTTGCAGACAGGTACTCTCGTCAGTAATCTCACGAATCTTTTCAAGGCATGGCATTGCGTATGGCAAAAACTTATCATCAACCTCTCCAGGCAAGGCTCCTATGCTGCGAGAGGCACTTTCAATTACGCTGCGTATATAGTTTATATGCTTAATCTTTTTATCTTTAAAAAGTTCAAGTGCAGCAAGTACAGCAATATAACTCTTAGCGCTCCCGGCTGGACCATCAACAAATACCATGTTTGTGTCTTCAGCTTTTATAGTATCATAAAAAGACTTATGAGCCTCATTAAAGTGAAACGGCTTTTTAATCTTAAAATTAAAGCAGAAATTTAAAGCAATCGAGGACTCAATAGTTGAGTCCTCGGTTACGAAATCAGATTTTGGTGTAGATACTCTTTTCTTTCTTTCCTTTTTTGCTGTAGACATAATGTTATGTGTTGGGGTTATAATTTTCTATATCAGACGAAATCTATTATTTTTACACCGCTAACCATTTGCTATAAGATTAGCATTGGCTTGCATGCGCTTAACTACTCCATCAGTTTTTATAGATGAGCGTTTTTTATATTCAGAGTGGTCTAGGTATTGTTTTGCCGCAGTTTTAAACATTCCCTTTTTTATAGATGTTACAAAGTCAAAATCCTTTGCCCCAACTTTATCAAGATCTCCTCGATATGATATATCAACTAGTGCTACTTTTAGCGGTAAAGATAGGCCATCCCATACGCCCTTAAACAGTATATTTGCCCGCTTATAATGTTTTTCGACGTCGGCATCAAACATTTGCAGCGCCTCGGCACGAGATAGAGTCGTAGATTTGTTAGACGCAACTCTATCTTTTACCCATGCTGCTTTTGCGGCATCAGAGCCATTTCCTATCAAATGGCCAACTCCAACAGTCCATAGACCCACGTCATCACGATATGGAGTCATAAAGCGATCATTTTTTTCATTTTCTATATTTCTACCAAATACCTCGTTTGGTAGTATATGAGACCGCGCCTGCTTTAGCACCTGAGATTTACTACTTGCACCAACCTCCTGTTGCTGTAATTTACCTATAACTTTTTTTGCGGTAGAGGTAAATTTAGCATCTTTAACCTGATGCTGCAATTGTTGTACGAGGTCAACTTGTTGAGTAACTGGAACACGTTGCTTATCCAATAGATCCATTACATAGTCAACTTCATACATACTCGCTCCAAGCGAAAATAATGCAAATAATACCTCCTTAAAGCCCTCATCTAATTGTGGCGACTCAAGAATGACTCGAGCAACCTTTACCAGTGAATCATCTTGTATGTTTATAGAATTCATATTAACGACCCACCGCGCGTTTTTGCGCATACTTGAGTTCCATTGCATTGCCGATATATTCGGCCTTAACTTTGCTTAGTCCTTTTTTAAGTTTACTTTTTACATCGCTTTCGCTGTTGCCAATTGCCATAAGAAAACTGTCAATGACTCCTTCGCCAGCATGAAAACTATAGTCATATGATGTATTACCAATTGTGTCCTGCGGCAATGCCTTATAGGCTGCTTCGTCAACAATTAGTCGATAGCTTTCTGTTGTACGAACAACTCCTACATGGGTGTATGTTTCCTTTACCTCATCAATCAAATCATATTTTTCCGGAGTATTTTTAAATGGAGGCCATTCACTCATACGCTTTGCAAAGGCTAATAAGGTCTTGCTCTTAGGAGTAAATAGATCAAGCATATAACCAAATACAGTAGAACGCAAGTCGTTTGCTTTATAGAATTTCTCCCATTGTTTGTCAATAAACATATCTGCTGTACCGCCACCACCACCTTCAGTAGGATCAAGGTATTGACTAAAGTTGCCCTGCCTGTGGTCAAGCTTGTCAATTTCATATACTAAGTTGTCGGAATTAATACTAGATGCTGGCACAGTATCACCAAACTTATGAGTGCTGCCTTCAAGCATTGCACGCGCAATCTCTACCAATGGGTCGTCTTGTATGTTATGAGTTTGCATATATTTAAATTAGATCCCAGGTATTTAAACCTACTCTTTTTAGAGCAAAATTTTGATTCTCTAAAACAGTCGGCGCAAAAGACTTGCCATTCACTATAACTTCAGGGCTTGTAGTTATATAAATTGGACCGGCGCCAGACAGTCGTCTAAAATAGACAATAGAATCTATTGACCAATTAACTGCTGTTTGAGAATTAATAGTAACATTAGTTTGTGTGACATGACTGCATTGAATATATTTATTGACATGTATAAGTCCTAAAGTTAGTGTAGATGTGGAAACTGGAAAAGCCGAATATCTAAACGAGTCTAACTGTGTTTGAATATTACTAGTTACGGTATCCAAGTAACCTAGTTCAGCCGCAGTTATTGATGACGCTGCAACATTGCCACTAGCAGTTGACACTAAAACTGCATTCGCCGTTAATAGATTTGTAGCTATAGTTATTGCCGCGCCAGTAATCAATGGTTGTTTTGAGTCTAACTGTGTTTGAATAGGACTAGTAACACTATTCAAATGAGCCAATTCATCGCTAGAAACGTTTCCAATCGAAGTTGTAATTGGCAAATTTACTAACCCAGTAAATATTGGGTTGGTGAACATTGTTTGTTTACTCTCGTTTGTAACCGCGCTAAGACCGACTGCAGCCTTATCTAACTTTTTCCAAGTCTTGGTTCCAGCATAGTATTGATCCGCGGCGGCAACCGGGATATTACCTTGCACCCCGCCAAATGTAATTAAGCCAGTCGCCAAATTACCTAATGTAATTTTTTTATTTGTGCCGGCGCCGCCAGTCATTGTAGTGTTATCGCTAACATCAACAATTTGTACTAAATCTGTTTCGGCTGGACCGGTGGGCGCTGTTGTTAATTCGTTTAACTGTGAAGTCTTTGACATATTATACTTTATTTATAGGTTGTACGTCAGCGTCTAGTTCAGTAGTTGCTGCCAACGTAAATTGAAGGGTTGGGTCGTAGCGCGCACTTTCAATCCATACGCCGTCAAACGTAGTTATTTCTTTATGAGTCTTTAGTAACTTTGTTGCTGCTGATAGGGTATAACCTTTTTGCTTTATTACGTACTCTATAACTGGAACTTCAGTGCTTGTGATAGAATGTGGTGCTGGAGTCGTAGCTGTATTTGATTGCATCAACGAAATAAACCAATCCTTTTTAACTTTTTTACCTGGACAAGTTTTGTTCGTCTTTGGGTCATCGCGATGAAACTTTAGAGTGTTTTCATTGGCGGGAATATCAAGCCACTCGAAGAGAGCTTTTGCTGTTGCAGCTGCATTTTTCATGCATGCCAAACCGCGACCACTACATGGATCTTCAGTGTCATATTCACCCAATACTTCAATGCCTATAGAACTGCGATTAAATGAAACTGCGTGTATGCCAGGGACATTCAACGGGGTCATACCAAAAATCTGATCGTCATCAGTAAAAAGATGCGGCCCACGATTCCAGCCAAGTGACATATAGTACGACTTTATGTTTAGTATATGTTGAGCCAGGAAACCGTTTGGCCGCTGTGCTAGGGATGGAGCTCCAGTGTGGTGTATCGTAACACTCTTCACATATGCAGGGCGCTTAACTCCCTTTAGATATTCTCTAAATGACTCTACAGTCCAAACTTTACCAACGTTTGCGTATGACATATGTCTTAATTATTGGAGTTTCCTATAACTATCGCGCGACGATATGACCAGTCACTATGAAACTTTTGTCCACGACCAGTAATTGATCCCTCTACAAAATTATATTGAGTATCTGGCAACAACGTTATTGTTACCGGGTCATAGAGCGCCGAATTGTTCACGCTTTCTTTTTTTGCGTTGAGCGAGTCGTTCAATGCGCAACTTTGAAGCAGCGTCACCAATAGCAGCAAGTTTATCAATTTCATCTTCAATTCGATCTATTTCAGTTTCTCTTTGCCACTGCACCCATGCAGCATATGCATTACATGCTGCTGAGATTGCAAGTAGCAAAGCATTCATTAAAGTCCCTTGTCCTTAGCCTTGCCAATGTTAAGCGCGAGTAAGTCAACAATCGAATAGAGCTTGGCTAGAAATGTTCCTGGAGCTGGAGTTGGTGTCGCAGCAGCAATTGCGCTGGCGAGAGCTATGGCTGCGGTAACAATTGTAAACCATGATTGGTCCTTAAATAGTGTGATTAATGTTTCCATATATTTTTATTATTTGTTATTAAACATAATATAAATGCATTCACTAATAGTATTTATACAAAAAGGCATATCAAAATGATATGCCTCTTCAATTGCTATAGGTCTAAACTCGACCATTTTAATTTGTCGTATTCACTCTTTAAATATTTTTTTACTTTACACTCTAAATTTAAACCACGATTTTTGCGGTTTTTTTGCTGTATATATTCATCAATGGCAACCGAGTCATTTTCAAAAAAGCAGGCATGTGATCCATCAGACCACTTCATAAGTACAACAATTGCGTCTTTTATTGCGCTCTCGCTCATGCTCCATTATATATTTTAGAGATAATTCCTTCAAAGGACTTTACCTTATCAAGCCGATTTGGCCAATAAATGTAATCCTTCTCTGGGTTTTTCTTTAAATTTGCGACGAGTGGCAAAATTGATTTATACAAAGAATCAAGACGAGCTTGAAGTTCAATCACCTCATCACCCTTCGCATTTGCTGCACGAACTACTTCAAGTTCGTCCTCAGCTACAGCAGTAAATCCAAAATCAAATACTTCTTCTTCTAACATAACTGGTTATATTTATTAAGAACCAAAGTCAAAACGAATCAGTTGGCGACCACCAACAGTACTGTTTTCTAGTGTAAGTCCCTCGAGAAACAATTCATAGTTGCATGTGTGCACCAGCATATCATTTGCGGCATTGATAATGTCCTTCCATGTTGGGTTTGTAAAGAATTTAGAATACACCGTTTCTTCATCAGTATACTCCGTGATGCGCCAATAATTAGAATGGAACACTACATTTCCTTCAATAACCGGTTTGGTTGATTGGATGTCTGGAGACTTTACCATCCAAACACCATTTGTAGTGCCAGCATCAGTAAAGATTGAAAATGTAACGCGTTTTTTGTTGCTATCAATAAGTGCATTACACTTTTTAGTCAGTTCGTCATATGATATAAGCTTAACGGCTGTTTTGTACAGTTTTGGAGTATCAATAGTTTGCATAGTTTAGTGGTGTTGTTATTTAGATCTTAAATTTTGCAATCGCAATCCGAGCAGCCATGGCTGGACCATAGAAGAGATCAAAAATCTCTTGCGGTAACTTCTGATTTACCGATAGGCCGTTTTCAGTTTTTGTGTCGAGTACTGCATATAAATTTTCTAGCGCTTGTAGTAATTCAGTGTTGTCCATATTTTGTGGTTGCTATTGCTTACATAGCTATTCTATCATAAACCGCAGCAAATGTACACCTTTATTTTCACTTTGGTAAAAATAGTTTAGTCTTTATACGGGTCATAGACATCGGCTCCTGCCATAGCAACGCCTAATGGAGTTAACTGATGCAAGACTTGTATAGTGTCTCCTTGAGCGGCCAATACCTCGGTAAGGCGCTTATAAGCGTGAGGACTTTCGTCGCATCCTCCTCCACGTAACTCAACACATGCCTCGGTTAACCATTCGTCCATCATACTTTGCGAAACTTTACCTCCGCTGATGCGGACTTTTTGGCCACCTTTCCACTTAGATTTACCGGCAGCCTCAGTGCGTGACATCACTCGACCGGCGCCGTGTACGGTCGAATAGAGTGAATCACGTGATAGGTCGCTTTGCATGCCTTTTAAGATGACACTATTTTCGCCCATGGTACCACCGACAAATCCACGTTGGTCTGGCCAAGCAGGAGTCGCCCCTTTACGAACGACCCACAAGTCAACGCCATCATGTTGTTCTTGCCAAGCATAGTTGTGATGGTTATGAACTTCGTCGATTATGTTTCCACCAAGGATACGAGCAACCTCAGAGCATACCCAATCGCGACCGGCATAGGCATAATCTCCGGCAAGTTGCATTGCAGCGATATATTCACTGCCAAGATCAGTATTTACGTCAAGCAACACTGGATCCACAAGGATTCCGTCAGTCCCACCACCAGCCTTGATGTAATGCGAGGCAATTTTGTGGCCAAGACCGCGTGATCCGAAGTGAACCCCGATCCATACTCGCTCTGCCTCGTCAACGAAGATGTCGACATAATGGTTACCGCTTCCTACGGTACCAAGTTGCGATCGAGCCATATCTTTAAGAGGCGACAACATCTCAATGTCATCCCACTCTGAAGCATCAAAAAGGGAATGATCGACCTTAGTCTTGTTGACGCGACCTACACCAAACGAGATATTGGCAACAACCTCATCCATGATGCGTGAGATATCACCCTTCACGTCCGATAAGGTAGCATCAGTGAGCACGGCCTTGTTGCCGCATGAAATATCGAACCCGACTGCGCTTGGTGAAATATATCCCTCATACGCAACGACTCCACCGACAGGTACCGAGTAACCTAGGTGATGATCTGCCATTAAGGCAGCTTTGTGGGCTCCTTTACGAAGGCAATTATCCATTTGATCCACTGCGTTCTGAAGAGGATCGCCAAAAACGGCTATGTCATTTATGATTTTCATAGTATTATCGGCAGGCTTTCTTAGCAGCTTCTTTTTTGCGGTCTTTAAAATAGACAGTAGCGGGGGCACACTTGTGGCGAGTTAACGCACGAAGTGCTATTGGGCTGTAATCAAAGGTAACTGTCTTATTCTTTTTCATGTTTTTAAACTTTCTTTATGCTGAGAAGACCATCTCATCTTCTTCGACGGTAAACTCATTCATCTCGTCCTCATCCTCGTCGTCATTACGATAATCTTCGAGATTGAGCGATTCCCGCCATTCAGTATTGTATTGATCGCAAACACCGTCACGAATAAACTCAACCAGCAGTTCAACTGCACCGGGATTATCCGCGAGGAAATTAGCAATGTAATGTCGACCAACAAATTGGCCTTCACCATAACCAATTCCCTCGCAAAGCTGTTCCAAATTGTGAACACCTTCGGTACCTTCAGTCCGGAAGGATGCGCCGAATTCTTGGTCAAGATAGGATTCAAATAAGTCGTGATTGTCTTCAGTCATGTTTTTCATATTTTGCAGTGGTTGTTTATGCGGTTATTCTATCAAAATTTGTATATGCCTTTTTACATCAAAGGCGAAAATACTTTGGACCAAGTTTAGCCGAGAATCTTGGCCATAATGGCTTTAACTTGGGCTTTAGTCAGAACGACCTCGCGACCGTCGACGAGTTGACCGATAGGGGTATTTCCATCATAAAAGAGGAACTGAACTTGGGCTGCGACATCTAGCGATTTCATGTTTTTCATATTTTGTGGTTGGCTTACATAGTTATTCTATCATAAACCGCGGCAAATGTACACCTTTATTTTCGAGAAAGTGAAAATAGTTGCCGGACGTATACCTGGTATAGAGAAAAATAGTCTTAGGATGCAAAATATGTGCTCAAAATATGAGCAATTGCATTGTCTTTTGCCTTTAATTCGACTTCCCATGTGACGTCCCTGTTGAGATCGACCATGTGTGGAAGGTGGGTGACATAGTCTGTGTGACTGCGTTTGCTGCCAATACCTTCGCTCCAATGAAACACTGGAACATATTTTCCCCAACTTTTGCGAAAACGGTCAACACTTTGCCCTGGATCGCATGACGGATTGCACATGTCATGAAGGTTATCATAGACTAGTGGGAGATGACCAGCAAAATGAGTGTACAGGTTTTCGCAGTTCCAATATGCTTTGTCTTCATTTTCTAATACAAGACGGGCACGAACGCCATCGCTACAGCGTGCAAGGTTTGTGAGAAAGCGACTGACATATTCTTCGACTGTCTCTTGTTTAAAGTCGGGTGTTTTATTTAGATGCAGACACATTGGTGACGTATAGTCCTGCTTACAACCCATCATATCAAGCGCATACGACTGGTGATCCAGTTCTCGAATAGTTTTGTCTACTACGTCTGGCCTATAACTCGATAAGACATTAAACTGGTCTGGATGGGAGCTTAGTGTAATGTCATGTGCCCTAGAATAGTCACCCGCTGCCTTTAAGTTTGCTACAATAGCGTCAAATTCGTGTATATCAGAATATTTGAGTTCGAGAGTGTGGTCGGTAATCAGTGGGAAAAGTGAACTGCTTACGCGGTAGTGCCGAGCACCCGATTCATTGCATGCTTGTAACGTGCGCAGTAGATGCTGAGAATTATGTAAGATTCGCTGAGAAAGAACTTGTAACCCAGCAGTGCGTCCCAATGAGCAAAACTGCTTTCGAGTCATCGTTTTTGCGGTGAGTTTTTGCTGAGTTAGTCTTTCACTAATACAAACTAGGCCAAGTCGTGGTGTCATGATGTATAATACACCATTTTTCAGGGTTTGTACACAAAATTATTAGAGACGTTCAAACGTATATTGAAACTCTTCTAATTCTATAGAAAACAGCTTCTCTATAATACTCACAGATTGCTCGTCATAATATGCTGAGTAGTGTTTGTGTGAACTCTTATTTCTATGCTCAAGCCGGCCGTCATATAATTCAATTTTATTGCATACAACGTCAAAATCACTAACAATATTTTCGTAACGGCCAATAAAGTCTATTGGTCGATCGATAAAGCTAAATACTGACCTAAAGTGAATATAGGATTGTAACTTTTTGTTTGTTTCAAATTCCCTCACAAAATCGTTAAAATCAGTAAAGCATGATAAATTAGATTGTGCCCAACTCGTGTCGCCATTGTTGCCATAACCGCCCCGCAGATAGTTGTATGCGCTTAAAATTCTATCAAACGGATTTCTAACAAACGCAAAGGTAAAAACCTTCTCAGTTAAATATCTCGGATACTTTGAAATTGGTTCATGACAACAGTGTCCATACAAGTTTAGAGCGTGCGATATAGAAGTTCCGCCAGTCTTTGGAACATGAATAAAGATGTATGGTTTCATATTTTGTATCAGATGCTTCTTATGTATGCCAACAGTGCCTTTTTATTTTCTAAACCTTTCGTATAGTTCGCATGAAATGCCAATACGCTGCTATCCAACTCGAATTCTGCAGAATTTGGAGACCATGCTGAGTGAGCGATGTTTCCGTATGTAGTAAACCTATCGCTCAAAAACGAATAGCGTAAACCGCTGTGCGGTAAAAGTTCATTGATAGTGCCTTGATCGTATGTTCTATCTACATAGTATTCTTTGTTTTCTATGAGAGCAGAGCGTACTGTCTTAAAGAAATTCAAAACTTCTGGACACGCTTTACAGACAAACATGCCAGCACAATATACGCTGGAATCACGTTGAAATGCGATATGACTATCACCCAATTCGTCTATCATTGCTGACGCTATATCTCCTCGAACGCAGATGTCTGCATCTAGATAGATAAGCACGTCTCCTAGCTGTTTTTTCTCTAGAGCACACACAATGTTACAAATTTTGTTGTAGCAAGCATTAAAAAAGTTAGACGAATGAAAGTCTCCTTCGCAATCTTCGTCTAAAGACAGTGACGTCGCGTGTATTCTGCAATATTTCGACAATTCGCTTTGTAAAGTTTTTGCAAAATCTCTATGTCTAGCTGTCGACATCGTTAGTATTGTAGTATTCATATACAGCGTGTTTAAATTTAACCTAAGCTTCTTAGCAGCGGAATATGCTCTTCTCTTGGAAGTTTTTCTTGCATCGCTCCACTTGGATAGTGAACCACTGGAAAATTATCCCACCCAATGTCACCGTATTGCGAACAGATAGGAATGTTGTGATAAAACTTATCGACCCTTCCCAAAATATTTTGATCAGATGCGTGAGGTCTGCCATTTTCCGTATTTGTTTCTCCATTCCATTCGGCGAACACTTTTGCAGCGTAGCTGTAGTGTTCGCTGCTGCCCGACACCAAACACGGACATATGCCTCCACCGTACGACCAGATAGTCAACATTTCAGGTGGAGAGTTTGGCTTAAAACCATAAGGAATTACATCACTGTCACTCATCCAACCACCTCCAACAACTGCCATTGCAAGCCACCGCAGGTAACACGCTAATTCATAACCCGGCGGATTTACCGATGGCAACTGTTTATATTTTTCTACATATTCTGAATAGTTTGGGTGCTGTTCTGCATGAGAACGATCCAAAACGATAGGCTCCCAGCCAGCTTTTTCCCAACTACATTTCCAAAAATCTAGCAACTTATGCGCATTTGGAATTTCAGGTACAAATTCATGGTATGTGTGTATTTTCATATGTCATTATTATTTATAAATAATCTAGTTATGTTAGTACAGTCATATTTTATAAAAGAAAAGGGAATGGGACTTGGAGACTTTATACGCGGTTGCATAGCAAGCCAGGAATTTTGTATTGAGCGCGGGTTACCGTTTCAAGTTGACTTGTCTCATCATCCAATGGGAAAGTATATAATACAACGATGTGATGCTCCAGCACCTTTAGCAAACTCTATAATAGACTTACAAGATATACCTAATTTTACTATTCGCGCGCTCAAAACGCGACTAAACGAAATTATAAATTTTAGGGAATTACAGCGTAAAAATTTATACATCTATACAAATGTATGGCCAACGTTTAAAATTTCTTCAATAGTTTCAAGGCGAGTGCGAGAATTTTTTACGCCAAATGAATGTTTAGAAACAGCAATTAAAGCGTCATGTGATGAAAATACCAACTATGGAATAATACATATACGTGCAGGTGATCTACTGTCATTTGGAATACAACTTGGAGATGTTGTTCATAATTCAATTGATGAGTTATTAGATATGCTTCATCCACATATACAACAACTTGTTGGTAAAAATTATATAGTTATGTCAGACTGCGCCGAGTTAAAAGTAACAATAGCAAGTCGTTACGGTTTCCGCTATACTTCTTCTAAACCAGCTCATTTGGCAATTGATGATGGAAGTGGTGTATTAGACACACTAGTGGATTATTTTATCATGTCACGAGCGATGCACATACATCAATTTAGCGTACACGGTTGGGGTTCTGGATTTAGTGATTCCGCAAACTGGTTATATGGTGTGCCAGTAATACAACATAAAATACTGTAATAAAAACAACAAACCCCGGGAATTTCGCATGCAAGCAGAGGCGCCCGGGGTTTTCTTAATGTATTAATTAAACTTACTTAGTAAGTTTAGAAAAGGCAGTCATAAACTTTGTTATGTCTGCATATCGAGTAACACCCTCGGCATCAATGATTCCAAAAGGTTTATCAGAGGAGTCATCCCAGAGGCCTACAAATGTATCAGCCCATTTGCCTGCACGCATTTGTACGCCCCATAGTTTCTTAAGACCTTGCGATGTGGCAGTATCTTTGCCAATAGGAGCTGGTACCATATCAGCACCTGGACGAAAGACTTCTTCAAGTTCATCGGATTCATCAGTGGCTTCTTTAAATTCACGAGTTTTCCAAATCTTATATGCTTTTTCAAGATGATCTGCGACTGCAACCATTTCATCAAAACCGGACTTTTTACCTTCTGCCGCGAAAGTTGTCGCAAGTACCTTTAGAAACTGTTCAAACTCGTATGTGTCAAGAGCAAACACAACATCAAGTGCCTTTTTACTTAGAGGATATACACCTTCTTCGAGAGTCTGTGTTTCGTCTTCGACACCCTCACTCATCTTTACCGGACGAGCGTCATATGCCTTTGCAGCGTCAAGAATGCTGTCTGCAACAGCCCTCCATGCCTTTGCATTTGTTGGAACTCCTGGATTGATTCTTGAATATGCACTAGCAGTACTTGTTGCAATGCCAAATGCATTGTCAGAGAGCGCATGCAAGAAATTTGAATATTCCTTCGGGCTCATTTCATCAATCTTGGCAATAATCTTTTGAACCGTTGGCAACGGCACGGCCTCTTCGAGTGTGTCCTCTGTTGTCTCTACACTCTCTTTTTTCTGAGCTGCATACCACGCGCCGAGTGCCATCTTGATGCGCTCATCTTTGCTTTTGCCATCAAACTTAGGGTCGTCGCTCTTTACAAAGTCATCGATCCAAACACTGGCTTCTGCATCCGGGTCAAGAACTTCATCCATGCTATCGGCGTCTTCACCGAGTGCTTTAAGTTTTTCTTTTGCATTTGCAATAGCAACCTTATGAAATTCTTTTGCGCTAGGAGTAGTTGCTTTTGTGAGTAATTGAGTGTGATTGCTAATTATATTGCGCAGATCCACAGGATTTACACCCTTTGCTTCATCTAGCTCAATGGATTCGGTCTCTTCCCACAAGCTTGTGCTAGAATTATATTTTAATCCTAATTTTTTCGCATTTTGCGCGGCTTTACCCATATCTGGATCATGAATACCTTTATATTGCTTATCAAATGTTAATCTATACATATAGTCATTTGATAAACCAGTATTGCCATTTGGATTTGGATTTGATCGCTTATCAGCAGCAGTCATTTTCCATCTATATACAGTCACAGTAACTGGCACGCCTGATATTGTAACTTTATAATCTTTTTCCTCTTGACCATTTACTAGCTGCTTTGATTTATTCATATCAATCTCAGCTTGCTTTAAAATTTTGTCAGTTTCAGTTTGACTTAATACTGGTTGAACCCAAGAATAGTTATCTTTTGCAAATTCTTCAGCGCTAGACAAGTTTGAAAATCCTGCTTGCGTTTTATTATTGCGTCCTCCACTTAATTTTAGAATATATGGAACTAAGTATTTTTCTGCTTCTTGAAGTTCAACGCTCTCCTTAAGTTTAACAAGTTTGTCAAGTACATAATCCGAACTGCCCATCTTGCGTTGGTTAAAGGGGATCTTTGTAATTGGAAGATCCTTAGCCTTAAAACTAATGCTGTTTGAACCAATATCAGTAACTACACCAAAGTTTGTTTTGTCACCCTTCTTAAGGCCTTCAACTGCAGACGAAATTGCTTCTAGACCTTCTTCAAGCTCTTCCTCTTCAGTCATCTTCATAATCTTCTTTTCGCGAGCAATAAGCTTCTTTAAGTCAGCGTTGTGCATGTCGATGATACGTAACCAATCTCCACGAGGACCACGAGAATCTTCTCCAGCCGATTGATCTTTACGAATCTTAGCGATTCTCTCCTGAGTTTCTTTAATACGATCTCTAACATTTTGTAATTTTTGTGCCTTAGTTTTATGCGGTGACTCATATTCATCAAGCTGATCAATCTGCTCGTCGAGTGTTTTGCCTGCAAGAATTGCTGCAGCTGCAGCATACAATGGGTCTTGGTTATAATGGAAGTTATTCATATGTTATTTAGTTGGTTATTTGGTTATTTCCTTTTCGCTCTCGATATAGTCTCGCGCACTCACAACGGCTTCTTCCGCCTTTACGAGATTTGCTTGAACATGTTCTGGAAGATTTTCATCGTCTGCGAGCATGTCATGCAGACCTTGTGCATTACGAATAATTGTGCGCAGTGCATTTTTAGCCATTGATCCCTCAGCGTCATATTCACCTCGATCTTGCTCTGCTGCTTCTTTATAGGTATAGGAGACTGGCACGTTGTCGCTTGATGAGAACATTTTAACTTCACCCTTTATTGCAGTCAAGCCCTTTATAAGAGCTGCAATAACTTTTGGATCAGCATCGTTGCCATTCTTTTGACTGTCGTAGAAAGCTTGCCATGCTTTGTTTAGTGTGTAGAGTTCGTTGTTGATCACGTTTCCAGGGAGTCTACCGAAAGACTCAACCAGGTTGCAACCAGACAATATTGCCATAGCTGCGTCAGTTAGTGAATTATTTGTATAGTCATTGAAACTGTGCATATACTTATTTATACTTTTTAAAAACTGCACATATTATAAATATATTATGAATAAAAATAAAAGACTACTTGATTTAATCTTTGACGGATCAACTGGTAGTGTAAGCGAGGCATTCAAGGCTGCTATGGTTGCTAAGGTGCATACGCTACTAGATATACGTCGTATTGAGACTGCTTCGAAAGTTTTTAATCAGATAGATGAAGTTACATCTCCAGTTGAGGAGTCAAACAAACTAGTTGAAAGTAAAAATATACTAAAGGCTTTGTCAGAGGAAGTAATTAATTTTCTACTATACCTGGTCCATGATAAGAGCCATGTTATGGGTAATACCTATAAAGATTCTCGCATGGAAAAAGTATTTGCCTTGACGAAGAACGAGTCATTTAATAAGCCACTGTATCGTGGACTCTATAGTGAAACCCTCGATGATTTTACCGTAGGAGAAATTACACCAATGGACCGCTATCAAAGCTTTAGTGAACATGAAGCTATCGCAAAGCGATTTTCTAGACAAGGATTAATTTTAAAGGCAACTAAAAGTAAAGGTGGATTTAACTATGGTGGATTCTTAGTTGACTATTATAATGACCTTAAGATACGTGACCCTCGGGACTATAACATGGAAGATGGCGACTTTATGATTGAAAGCGCTAAAGAAGAAGCCGAACATATTTTTCCGATTGGCGCGCAGTTTAAAGTAACTGCCATCAAAGGAAACCTTATTGAAGGAATGTTTGTATAGGTTTAATTAACAAATGGTACCCGTTGTAGGATTCAAACCTACGACCTTCGCCATGTAAAAGCGCTGCTCTATCGCTGAGCTAAACGGGCATTTATTGTATAAGTTATCTATATGATGGTACAAGTGATAGGACTCGAACCTACACTACACAGATCCTAAATCTGTCGCCTCTGCCAATTGGGCTACACTTGCATCAGATGGAGGATTATCCTTACGACTATTTCTCTCCTTAAGTTTTGCATTCCACGTATCAACATCAATTACGGCATCATTATTAATATTACGATAATTGCCTAAGTGTCCAACCAATAGGTGACAATTAATACCGTAACTTAAGCATTCACATAGTGTAATAAGATTGGTTGGTTCCAATTCAAGTTCAGGATGTGTGTGAAATGGTTTGATATGATGCACTCTAAGTTTTTTAGTGCCTTCACATAATTCACACCGCGGGTTATTTTTAAGATGCTTTTCTCTAACCTTACGCCAGCGTGAACTGCGTCGTACACCAACTGGAACTTTTCCCTGAAGAACTTCTTTAATACGTATTAGCATAATATACGATTAATTGCAAAATCAATTAATCAAGCAAATCACGAAACCAACTGACGGTTGGCAGGTCGCCTGTATTTTTATCGGCGCGAGTTAAACCAGATTGTACTTCACGATCGGTTAGAAGGAGTGACCGTTCAGTGCCGTCTGGAAACTGAACACGAATGTGATTATATTTACCCAATGCTGCCCAGTGTGGGTTTTCGTTTATTACTTCAGAAAGGTCGCCTAATCTGTTCATATAGTTATTTATATAGAGACTGTCTTGACACAAAATAAAAAAGGGAGGTTCCTTTACAGAACCTCCCCATTGAGAATCAAGTCGTATTAGAACGAGCGCTTAAATTGAACTCCACCGAAGAAGTTATCTCCAGAGAAATTATCAATAAACTCGCCGCCGAGATCGGTGCTATAAGCAACGAATGGCTGAGCTACGATTCCTTCAATGACTGGGAGGTCGGTTGAGATACGAGCTTCAGCGTGTGTAAACGTTGAGTCTTGAGCAAGATAACCAACCCTTGCAGAAAAGTCGAGCTCAATAGGAAGCACATTAAAGTTACTTGAATATGCACCTGCAAGTTCGCTGTAAGCATTGTTATCACCTTCAACAGCAAGATACTGTGTCAATGTGAGGTTAACTGGTCCGACCTTCTTACTAACAGAAAGTCCAACTTCTTGTGCTCCACCATCGCCAGACTGATCAAAGCCTTCAGAGTACCAGGTATAGCTAAGCGACAGGAGATAATCAGACACACTCTTCGAAAAGACTGCTGTAAGATCAGTAGCCTCATCCGAGGTTGTAGTTCCGTCTACCGTGCTATAGTCAGCACTCAACTGCAGACCAATTTCGGCGGGAAGCTCAAGATCAGTTGTTACTGTTGCAGCAGCTTCATTCGCGCCGACATCAGAACCACGCCAGACCTTTTCAGAGCTGTATTCGGTTGTAACGTCTACAATAGCCGCAGCGGGGGTAGCCGTCACTTCAGTAATTGTGCCAGCAGTAGCATTCATGGTTGCAAAAAATGCTGCGAAGGTACCAATTTTAATCAATTTTGTCATGTTTGTCATATTTTATATAGTTAGTTTTTTGGGGGAGATTGTACGTAACTGTCATTACGCATAAATTATATATACACGCCCGTGTGCGTATAGATGAAAATTTTATAGGTTGTGTAATAATGTTACACTGTGGGACCTATGACTCCAGTATTTAAACTTTATTTACTTGCCTTCAATAAATTGATATAACTCTTTAGCCCGAGTAATAATATCAGTACTCGTTGGGAATAGCTTATCAATCGTCTCAGACGTGCACTTACTAATAAATGGCTGGCCGGGTGCAGATCGGCCATCAGCTGTTGCTGTAACATAAGCATCATAGTCTCTACAGTCTGCTTCCTTTAACAGGTTAAGCTTTTCATAGAAGCGATTTTGAGCGTCACTGTGGGCTAAGTTTAATAATTCAAGGCGGATTTCAAATGCATTTTTATTCATATGTGTGTTTGTTTGTGTTTGTTAATAATTGATTATTCAACTATCGATGTTATTTATGTAGATTGGTGGACACGAGGGGAGTCGAACCCCTGTCCTATACGTGTTTCTATAGATCTTCAAACATGCTTATAGTTTCTCAAGTTGCATGCTAGACAGAGCATGCGCTGTTTTGGGTTGCCTGATTTGTACTCGGAGTAGAGCAGGCATGTCTCCGAGCGTGTTTAGATTAGGCCGCTAGAGCGAGTCCAGAATCTACGACGTTGTTTTTGCCGTTTAGTTTTTTGAAAGGCTTTTAAAGAGGCCAACCTTATCATTCCTCTGCATGCTAATCCATAGAGCACTCGTAAAGTCGAAACCAGAGCGTGCCCTAAATTTTACTTAATGTTTGTAGAGTTTTTAGTATATTTTCTGACATTCCTTTCATAGTAAAATATTCAGAATATATTCTTTTTCCAGATTTTAACATAGATTGATATTGGCTGTCATCGATTTGAAGCAGTCTGTCTTTGATAGTTTCTATTTCATTGCAGTGCACGAGAACACAAAAACTACTCCAATCAATTCGATCTTCAAAAGCAAACCATCTTTTATCATATACCACAACAGGTACAGATTCTAATTGTAACGCTTCATAGAGCCTAAAACTTTGAGCTCCATAGCCGCGAGGACAGAGTGTAAATTTTGATCTTCTTGTGGTATTGATAAACACATTAAAATCATCATTGCATACTTCGAGAGTCCACGATTTATTCACAAAAACAAAGCTAGAATCTCTACCATACAGATCAGCTATCTGATTGCGTATATTGTGAGTAGTAGAGCCTACAAATGAACAGAATATGTCTTTTTCTAAAGTTTCGTATTGTGGCAAAGGAGAGCATATCAATGGCAAAGGAATCCCGGTGCCATTGCCTCCAGCTTCGAAACTTATTGTGTTTTCTGGAAGAACTTCTCGTACGGCATCATCATGTTGAGATACTGTAAAATATTTGTCATTAGGCAATGAGTCTAGATATGGTTGCACCAAATTTATATTTTCGTGCGTATGATAGATATTCGTCCAAAATACAGGAATTAAAGTATAGCCAGTTTTATCAAAAGATATTTTATTTTTCTTGTAATAAGCATAAAAATATTCTTCTAGATATTCTCCTGTGTGATACGGAGGATATGAAGAATAGTTTGATTCGGGTCTTAAATTTTTAAAATTCACTTCAATAAAATTAAAATGGCGGGTAGAGTAGGATTTGAACCCACGGTGACTTTCGCCACTTCAGTTTTCAAGACTGACGCAATAAACCGCTCTGCCATCTACCCTTAAAAATTTATAAATTGACTACTAGCATCAGTCCTCCGCTGCTAATTAGCCGGGCATTATAGCCACGAGCCTTTAGTAGAGAAGTTACCATGCCCCATGAGTGTTCAATGTCAGTGAGGTCTTCTAAAATTATGGTTCCGCCCTTTTTAACAGTTCGTAACGCAAAGTTTAAAGTGTTTAGACTAGAGACAAATGAATGCAAGCCGTCTTCAATAAAGATATCATAGCTCGGAGAATCGAAATTTTTATGCATATCATCAAAAGTCGCAGGGTTTAGCTGATCTACATACGATGTTCGTATTCTCTCTTCAGCGAATAGAGTTCCATGGTCAACATCCGCTCCAAATATTTGTGCATTTGGAAAAAATTCTTTGTATGCACGAATCGAAGAACCGACTGTAAAGCAGCCGCTCATGCGAGATGGGGTCGAAGGATTTTGTGATCCTAGTCCAATTTCAAGTATATTAAGAGGTGACTTTTTATCTGTTTTTTTAAAAATTTCTCCATAAACCAAGTGATAGTCATGCGACACACTTTTATCTGAGCCGTGTCGTGTGAAAAGTTCTTTAAGAACTTCTGTAGTTTTAGTTTTATTGATGCTCTCAGTGTAAGATTCTGGAGCTTGGGGAACGATGCCAATCTCTTTTAAAAGTGAGTTGATAGACGGCAACAGATTCTTGATGCCAAGCATAGTTAGTTCTAAACCCATTTTGTTTAGCGTATCGCCATCGCGTACTCCACCGCAGTTTGGTGCAAATGCGTATATACAATCAGATATAAATTTTTCAGTCATATTATAAGTTATTTATGTAAAGTTTTTAATTAGTTTGTGAGTAAGATTCTATTAAAGATTCATCAAAAATTAGATCTATATTTTTCTTTAAGCGCAATCGATGTTTTGGTTTTTGATGTATAGCTATGTTTGGAAAAGCATTTCTAAAAAATAACATGTGAGTTACATCCAGTACATGCGTTAAATTTGGATATTGTAATAGACTTATTTTATTGCCTATATATGATTCATCAAGTTGTTCAAACAATTTTTTAGCAAGTTCATCCCAATATATGCCTGCAGGATGATTATGAGTGCCAAAAAGTAGATGTTGTCTCCAGTTTTCAGATATAAATGAGCACATGTCTATATTGTTTTTATAGACGAGCGATGATTCAGCACATCTTTTTATATTTTCTTTCATGCTAAAATCATACATTTCTAGAATAATTTTATTTAATTCAGGATCGTCAACACAAATTAAATAATCTAAAATTTTGTATTTATCGCTAGAAATGTTGTTATACGCGTATTTGATAAACGGAATAAAACTACGAGTACATAATGGATATGCAAAAAATCTGGGATTTGGAATACATATACTTTTACCGCTCGCAACGTTGTTTACTAAAAAATCTGTCTTCAACTCATCTATCATTGAATTATTGACATGTTGAAAAACAAAATAGTCAACTTCTTCTATCTTTTTATGTAGACGACTTAAATAGTTTCGTTGTTGTTCCTCGCTATGTGCCCAAGTAGCAAACACTTTCGTGGTATGAAACTCTGGCACATCACACTCTCTACAATCAACTACTCTGAATCGATCACTATAATTGTCATGCAACCATTTAGCTATAACCGACGAATGGCAATTGCCATAAAATAATATTGTCTTCATAGATTAGTTGTCTGACAGGTCATAGATGCGATCAGACAAGTCGACTGATCTATCTTTAGGAATCGTTCTCGTTAGTGTGCTGTTGTATGCTAGCAACAACGCTATAGCGAGCGGATCAAATACCGCTATGATGATTGCAACAAACCACATCACTACGGTATCTAGAGGAACGTTTAGATGATCTGCAACAAACTTAAAGGTGCCAATATCTTTTGCTGCGCTGATTTGCCCCTTTAGATTTGCAATCTCGTTGTCAGCTGCAATTTTGCTGTCTTGCAACGCTCGGCTGCGATCACTGAGGGTTGCAATCTCTGCTGCTGTGCGTTCGATGTCTGCATAGATAGGTTTTGCATTTGCTGCAGACATCTTTGGCAGTCTTTCTTCTTGTGAACGTCGTGCAGAGTTTAGCGTTTCAATGCGAGCGCGTATCTGCTCCAATTCAGAGTCTGTTGATGCTTTACGAGACGTCTCTGCTTCTATGCGAGAATCAACGACTGCAAACTTTGATGAGTTGCTTGAATATGCCGCGGACAAGTATCCAAAGATGCCGAGCGAAGTGATGCACATAAGCATCGCAACCGCAACGAGCAGATAGGTTTTTAGCAGCGCACCTGTCTTGCTCCAGTAGTGGTGGAGATAGGTTGTAGCGACAAGCTTGCCAAGTTCTAATGAGCTTGCCATTACGAGAACTGAAGTGTAGCTGCCACTGAAAAGTGTAGCGATGCCAAGCACAGAAAACCATGCTGCGCAACCAGCTACAAGCAAGCTGCTAAAGAAACACAAGACTCGTAAAATCATTATGTTTTATTTATAAAATGGTGGGCCCGGTTGGGTTCGAACTAACGACCTTCGCGTTATCAACACGAGGTTCTAACCAACTGAACTATAGGTGTAATAAAATGGAGCTGAAGGTGGGATTCGAACCCACGGCGCGGAAACCATCCTGCTTACAAGGCAGGTGCAATCGACCACTATGCGACTTCAGCTTTGTTATACAAATCAAGAAATTTTTTGAATAGATTACTATTGTATGCTATTCCATTAGATGTAAATGCTTTGCTTAAACATTTATGTTTTTCATATTCTAACTTCAAACTATCAAAGTTAGTTTTAACTATATTTGGTTTTGAATCGTTTTCGCATTGTTTAGAACAATACTTTTTCTTTTTATTATTAGAAAATGTTGAATTACATGCACAACATGTAAAATACTTTTCCTTTTTATTTAGTGTTCTTCCTAATTTCCATTGTTCTGGAATTATGAAATCTTTAGAAACTTTTAAATTGTCAATACCATTGGTTATCCATACAGATCCATATTGACTATTACGTTCTCCTTTAGATGTAATTTTAGCGTTTTTAGACACATATTTTACAAACTGTTTGCGTGCCCATTCGTACATATGACCAGTCTTAATGCATGGCCGATCACAATTTTTTGAAGACTTCATTTGCATTGTCCAAAGAGCGTATACTGTTTGGCTGCATCGGTTAAATCTCGCAAGCAATAGGTGTGCAATATAATGTTCACGGCCAGTTAAGGCTACAATGTTTAAACTTTCATTTGTGCCACCAAGCGATCGAGGGAGGATATGATGACGTTCGATATAACCCGTCATCAAGATATTTTTCCGTCGATAGTCTATGAGACTATCGTATATCCTCTTGTAATCCATAAGTTTATTTATATAAAACGAACTTTTAACTTATGCATTACAATAAAATGGCTCCCAAGATTTGACTCGAACAAATAACCTAAGCATTAACAGTGCTCCGCTCTGCCATTGAGCTACTTGGGAATTATACAGTAAAACTACTTATCAATGCGTGATTGTTTCAACCTTAACGATCTTTCCACCTAACGCAATAATCGTACGAACCTCTTCAGCCTCTTTTGCTGGACTAACTTCGGTAACGCGAGTATTACCGTGTTTGGTTTTGTATGTGATTTCTTTTGAAATTCTAGGTTGTGCAGTTGATTCTCCCATAAGAATTTCGGCTGCGGCATTAAAAATACTTCCTGGTTTGTGTTGCATAAGTTTATTTATAAGAAAGCTAATCTATCGCTGAAGAGGCGCGGTGTCATTTTTCAGACTCTCACTTTTCATTGATCCCTCTTCACTTTTCTACAAGTACTCACTCGCCGAGATCTCCCAGTCCGTTTTCTCTGAATACTTCCGCTGATCAAATGCACGATAGAAAATTGACCAATTGTCTGATCCGAAGCGCGCTACTTTATCAGGTATAGCCACTTGCGACCAGACAATTGGAAAGTGTTTACGGCTCAGGTCGCTATATCGTGTAATGTGTTCCCAACCGAAAATCGCCTCGAAAGACTCGATTTCTACCATATACGCAAGCGTGTCTTCCTATGGCTACCTTACACAAACGTCTTAGTGGACGAATACCCCTCAATGACCGTAAAATTGTTTATGATGCGATTACAATGAAATCATTTTCAACCAATCTTCTTACTAGTGGATTACCGTCCTCATCCTTAGTTGATGTTTCTAAAAAATAAAATACCATTCCAATAGATTGAATAGCATCCAATTGTTCTTTGAATGTTTTTCCCACTGGTTTGTAATCTTCATATTTTGCTTCAAACTCTTCACGAGTTCCTTTGTATAATGTTACTTGTTTGTTTGTCATGTTGTTATTTATTATAATATAGTTTTGCTACTTTGTAAATGGAAAAATGATTTATCTGTCAGACCTTAGAGTCCTATGCCCCTCGCGCATAGAAAGCATCTTCGCCGGTTCACGGAAGGGCCACTTTGTAGCGATTCTCATCGCCTCAGACGGATAGCCGGCATAGGTCTTCACAGCTGTGTGTAGATATTCTCGACAGATAAAAAAGGCGGCTAGAGTGTGCGTGGAATCTCAGGAATTGTATCCTGTTATACTAGTAACTTGCCAGATTCCCTCTAGCCATTGAAAGCGAATGAATGATCGCGTGTTACATTAAAAATCTTATACCTTTGCAGCAACTGCAAGGGCTTTTGCGATGTTTTTAAATTCGCTTGCAGAAGCGGAAATATAAGCATCACCAGAAAAGCTTTTGAATTGTGACCAAGAGACTGTACCATCAGACGTATTAAGCAAAGGAGCATTCATTTGAATGAATACCTTGTTGCCTCTTTCAGTAAAGGTAATGCAACCAGCTCCAACATAAATTATGTCATCAACTGGTTGGCCATTTACTTTATCTGCGTTTGGTCTATCAACTTTTAGGCCACCATCAATCATTGGTTTACCAACTCTATCTTCGTTTGCAGCCAAAAAGCTATAATAATTCTGATTGCCTTTTTTAGTCCAAACGGTAATGTCTGGATCAGATTGACCGCTCGCTTCTTCAAGAGAAGCAAGCTCGCATTCAGCTAACATTGCACGGTATGCGTCAGCTGCAGATGGCGGGATTGAGATATTTGGATTCATATTCTTTATTTTTTAAAGACAAAGTCAATATTAGAGCCAAGGTATTGAACAATATTGTCACCATCAAGAAGGCCTGCTTTAACTTTTTCGTCATGTGTGCCACGAATGACAACATCTGGAAACTCAGCGCGAAGAGTATTAAACTTTTTCATAAACGATTCAAGGCGCGCCTTGTTTTCTTTAGTTGGTAAAATGGTTTTGAGTGCTGCCTCAGCAAGAGAAGCAGGCTCGCATTCAGCTAACATTGCACGGTATGCGTCAGCTGCAGATGGCTGGATTGAGATATTTGGATTCATATTCTTTATTTATAAGAAAATTTTGTCAGGCTCGCTTGAAATAAGAGCTGGAGTATATAAGTTATTGTCGCTAGCAACGGTAAACCAACTTCCCTTTTCATCATTATCAATTTGTGCAATACCATATTCAGCCAAGTCTTCACCAACTGCAACCTTTACGCTATACCACTTTTGCACGCCAAGCGTAGCCAATTTGCCGCTGTTTCCTACATTTTTATAGGGGCTAACTTTATACAAGAGATCATCATCAGGAAAGTATATATAACCATCTTTAATGATTTTCGTTTTGACTGCTTGTTCAGTTAAAGAAACTTCTTCAAGAGAAGCAGATTCAAGAACAATAGTTTGTGCTGCAATCGCCTCGTCATAAGAGTCTTGAGCCATTTTGCGGTATGCGGTAGTAATGTTGCTACGAGTATTCATATTATATCTTATTTATATAAACTAAAATCTCAAGCGCATTGAAAGTGATTTAACGGGTGTTGTTATTACACCAAAGGAGTTATGATTGTCTAGCGTCCTAGAGTCTCATCCTATGAAACGCAATTCACGAGTATCGCAGTACCTTTGCAACAGTGTAATGAGAGAATTCACCCACATTTCTTCTTGCGAGGATGTATGTCTTGGTTGAATTGTATACATACGAATTACCTCTTCTTCACATCTAGTTCCACTTCTTACATGATGGCTACTTCTAAGCCAACATACCCGTTAAATATTTGTCCATAGAGTATGCACTCTCAATGCGTTATGCAGGACTGGCACTAGCTATATGAATCCTTATAGCTGGAGAAGGAAGCCCGTAACCTTCATATGGCTTTTTGGTATCTACAATGTATGGATATTGACCCACACGGAATTTCAAGCCTTTATCCACTACGCATGTGGTAACTCACCGATTTCCATTGCAAAATTTATGGTGCGGGATGTGGGAGTCAAACTGACCTCACAAGTTTGGAAAACTCATATATTAACCGATATACGAATCCCGCATAAAATTGACAATGTAGACAGAATCGAACTGTCGCCTCGACATGTCTGCCTATCCGAAGGATAAGAAGCCCTTTGCTTGGGTTGTGCTACCACTACACTATACATTGAAAAGCATTAAACGACATAGCCTTGCACCTAGCAGACGCTGCTATAGTTCGCGACCATCAAGCGTTGGTTTGGGTTGGGGCTATACTTACGTGGTTCGACCCGCCGTTTAAAATTGGTGGACACCGGGGAATCGAACCCCGTCCGCAATGCCGAAACATCACGTCGAACTCCTATGAGTGCCCATATAAAAAATGTACGCAGGATACGGACTTGCACCGTGAAACTTTTGAACGCTCGCCCTGCGCAGACGTGTCTCGTTCCGTGTTCTGATAGGGAGGCTGCAGCCTACTCCTAAAAATTGGCGGGCAGGCAGGAATCTAACCCACGATCTTTAGCCTATGGGGCTAACGCTTTATACACTAAGCTACTGCTCCAATAAAAATGGTGGGTAGAGATGGATTCGAACCAACGTAAGCTTACGCTAGCAGATTTACAATCTGCCCCCTTTAGCCACTCGGGCATCTACCCACATAAATTGGTTGCGGAGGCGGGATTCGAACCCACATGCTTAACGTTATGAGCGTTACGTCTCCCAGTCGACATTCACTCCGCGATTAAAAAATTTGAACGGCTTTAACAAGCATACAACCACGGCAGTCCGAAGACAGGAACTTAATCCAAACCGAGAGCATCGCTACCGTTCCTGAGTGCAGTTGCAATTGTTACCCGTTTAATGGTAGGCTTTTTCATGTTATAATCCCTACGCCGTCAAGCAGTTTCAGGATCTTTATTCATTTACAGCACGGGGCATGAAGCCCCTTGTCCCATTAAAGGGTAGAGTTTAATAGCATCAAACCAAGATGCACTAATATAAAGTGGTGGGCCCGGTTGGGTTCGAACCAACGACCAAGGGTTTATGAGACCCCTGCTCTTACCACTGAGCTACAAGCCCGAAAAGTAGCCATGGTCGGACTCGAACCGACAAGCTTACGCGAGCGATTTTAAGTCGCTTGAGTTTACCAATTTCTCCACACGGCCATTTAGAAAATTTGAAGGTTGCCGTTACGTAATCGGGCTTTAGGGACCTTCCGCTCCTGTAAGCGATACCACCACGGTATCGAAATTTGGCACGTTGTGTAGGAATCGAACCCACGTTTATTGGTTTGGAATCAATAGTCTTGCCATTAGACGAACAACGCATTTTGTGGAGGTTAACGGATTCGAACCGTTGACATTCTGCTTGCAAAGCAGACGCTCTACCAACTGAGCTAAACCCCCTAAAAGTGGTCCTCCTGGTTGGTGCTGACCCAACTACCCGCCCCTTATAAAGGAGCCGCTCTTCCGATGAGCTACAGGAGGAAAAAATGTATCGGTTATACTGCTTGGCTTTTTGATGTGGAGCGTTTGCTGCGACACATCAAAGCAGATTTTATAGGGACCGAAAACTCCTATTTAATCCTTGTCATTGCATCACTGAGTGATCCAAGCCGTACAACCACGGACGTATTCAACTTTCAGTAGCAGTTGATGGGGCGTTATGTTTTAAAGATTTTACTCTTTGTTGCTTACAAGGTTATTATACACTAAAAATCAAATAATGTACACATCTTTTGTAAATTTATTTATAGAAGAAAAAGTTTCCATTCACTGCGAATCGTAATTTTTTCACTGAGTGCAGTAAACTCAATGTCCCTTAGTGCCTTTGGCTTTACTTCCGAGCCGTGAATGTTATGATATGGAAAGTTGTTTGATTTTTTCGTGTTACACTTTTTGCATGACAACACAATATTATCGTCTTTATTTCCACCACCCTTGCTATGAGGAATTAGATGATCCCGCGTCGCTGCAGTATATGGAATCTTTTTAAGACAATACTGGCACTCGCCGTCATAGATATAGTAGAGTTGACGCAAGTTAACCGGGCGAGACTTTGTCTTTCCGTTCTTTTTGTCATGTCCAAAATAACCAGGAACAATTACAATTGTCGGTACTGCCCATAGTGTATCAACACTACGAAGTGCCGGGTGAGAGTCGTCAAGGTTGTGGTCATGCGCAATCCAACTGTTCCAGTTATGGATGTTTCCATACGAGTCATAGGCCTTTACACCGCCGACAATCAAATTCCTAATACTCGACCGGGCAGAAAAAAATCCGCATGGCCGAAATGACGCATTAAGAACGAGTGTAGTTTTTGATGATGGCGCAACTGGAACCATTTTATCGAGCCCGCAGCCTAAAGCCTCCATACTGAGAACGAACTGTGTCATTATAATATACTGCAATATACTGCGAGTCTTCTAGAGGGATTCGAATAGCGCGGCCAAATGGAGACCTCAACCCCGCACGGGAATATTTTCCACGATTTGGATTATTGCGGCCAAGTCGGCCAAAAAGATCAACCCTCTTAAAGACTGCCTCATATGCGGGGTCAAGCAATTCTTTCGCTCTCTCCATAAGGTTATGCGCCTTTGCTTTGTTTCTCAACTCATCAATAATTTGCTTGCCGTGCGCGTTGTTGTCTATGTGTAGTACTGTTCTCATGTTGATGTATATAAAGTTGTTTGCTCTAGGCTCGTTGACTCGCGGATAGCTGATCCCGCCGGATTTCATCGAGCCGGACTAATCCGGTTCCCTTTGTCAGCAAAAATTATTACCAGTTGCCATTCATGTTTTGCACGAAGATGACAAGCCAGACGATGGCATTAATTCCAATAAGTATTCCAAGTGTTTCTTTCATATTTTTTGTTGATTAGTCAATCCAACCTTCGCTGATCAACTTGCCAGCCCGCTCAAAGCGGATGAAGGTAAGTTGAGGACAGTCACAATCACCGCGGACGGTGCGAACGATGGTGCCCATTAGAGCAGCTGCCAGTTTTGGTGACCGACTGAATGAAACTTTAGTTTCGACTCCGGTACCGCCGCCCATCGAAGGAGGGGTGTGGCAATATTCTGTCTTAGTGAACTTGTACATATTTGGTGGTTGCTGTTCCTTACATAATTATTCTAACATAAAACCGGCCGAATGTACACAACTATTTTCGAGAAAGTAAAAATAGTTGCCGGGCGTATACCCGGTATAGAAAAGTCGCGTCTCTATTCAGACTTCCATAGGTTCAGTGTCCGTAGAAATGCTTCTGCGCGTTGGGCGGCGGTTGCATGTATAGCTAATAAGCATGCTGACTTAAAACCATATTTTGGTCTCATCATATCTACTAGCTCTCCTCGGAATTTCATATGATTATTGTTTGATACGTAGTTGCTCTACGCTGATACCTAACTTGGTAGCAATATCTTTTAGTGTTAATTCAACGATAGCTTTTGGACGTTTGTCAATGATGACACCATCGGAATTTTCAAAATAGATTTTATTGCCATCGATATCATATTCGCATTTATACCAAAAACCTCCAGAATCTACGAGATAGATTATCTTTCCATTGGTATCATGTTGACGTTTCCTCCAATAACCACCACCATTTTCATAATAGATTTCATTGCTATTAGTATCATATTCGCGTTTCCTCCAATAACCATCAGAATCTTCATAATAGATTTCATTGCAGCCTTTATCTTTAACGGTGAATGGAAAGTCTTTGATCTTTAATTGTTGTGCAATTGTCATAAGGTTAGTCTTTGATTCTCAGTTGCTCTACGCTAATTCCTAACTTGGTTGCGATATCTTGCAAGGTTAGTTCTATTGGCTTTGGTCTCTCGCACATGATGAGACCATTGGAATCTCCGTAATAGATTTTATTGCCATTGGTATCATATTCGCGTTTCCTCCAATAACCATCGGAATCTTCATAATAGATGTCATTGCCATCGATATCGTATTCGCGTTTCCTCCAATAACCATCGGAATCTTCATAATAGATGTCATTGCCATCGATATCGTATTCACTTTTACTCCAAAAACCTCCGGAATCTTCATGATAGATTTCATTGCCGCCTTTATCTTTAACGATGAATGGAAAGTCTTTGATCTTTAATTGTTGTGCGATTGTTTTCATATTAGTCTTTGATTCTCAGTTGCTCTACGCTAATTCCTAATTTGGCGGCGATTTCTTCAAGTGTCATATCGGCTACTTGACTATAGAGATCTTCAAGCGCTTCATCCGATTTAAACTGGTTGTGAGTCCATTGGATCGGTGAACGGAATGATAATCTCTCCATCGACGAACGTGGCCACTTCAGGTGCAAAATAGAACTCGATTTCTTTTGCCTCGTATCGAAAGAACCGACCAACACGATCGTACTTTGCGTTGAACTGTTTGATCAACGTTCGGTCCTGCGTATACAAGCCGTCAACGCCCTCGAAGATAAACTCCTGCGCTCCCTTGTTTTTGTAGCGACCATGCTCTGGATTGCCAATATGGCCGGTGTCGCCATACCACTCTTTAACCCGCGTGTAAATGATAAACTTTGTCATGTCATTATTTTATTAGAGTTCCTTAACACTCACTTTAAAGCCCTGCTGTCGATAAGCTAAGGCACATTCTGCTGCATTACCATAATCATCATAATATACAGAGAACTGCTCATCTCCTTCACCGACTTCAACGCTATAAGTCATAGCAATAGGAGTGCTTGTTTGCGTTGAGCTTCTTCAACACGTCGCGTAAGACCAATCTTGTCGTCAAGAGCAAAGATTGTAATTCCGTAATGCACAGTATTTTTTTGCTTGCGCCCAATTAGTTTTAGTAGTTTTTGCATCATACAGTTTTTTATTATAGTTCCTTTACCCACAGTGTTACATCAAGATGGCAATGATCCACGACCAGCACGCCAGGCAAATCACAATCATTAGTATCCATGCGATGAATACGTCCCAAGTCTTAGGTTGCTTCTTATTGGTCATACAATTATTATATTGGAGTTCCTTAATTAAACAGTTTGTTGTGGTGGCGGACGATCCAGACATCAGCCGCACCCCCTTTGAGCGCAGCATAGACTTCCTCGCCCTTGCCTGTGGTGGCGCGGACAGTTTCCTTGTCCTTCTCAATCTTGAACAACTTAGTGTTCTCGAGCGCCTTGGTCATTGCCTTAACGTGTGTGGTTGTTAGTAGTTTTGTCATACAATTATTATATTAGAGTTTGGGTAAACATCATCTCCATAATATCTTTGATGATATCTTCCTTGGTCATTGCATCCTCTTCCCCAGTGATAAAACTATTGAGGTCCCCCTCGTAGAAATTAGCGAAGGTTTGAGTCATCAACATGTCTAAGATTTGTTCAGCTGTCATACTATTATATTAGTGGCCCGAGTAACTCACTGGCTCGCCCTCTTCCATTTCCTCAGCCACGCACCAGCCCTTCTTAGCTGATTGTTTCTGCCATTTGGTCCAAGGTTTTGGACCAAATGCATCCTCCCAAGCAGCCTTTTCAGTGAGGCCATCGCCAAGGTTACAGGTTCCATAGTGTGCACCGCTCTCTGATTTGATAATGTATCTCTTCATATCTTTATTTGTTATGCAATTTTGGGGTGGAGTTTACCATTCCTTATAGGAGCCAGCGTCCTCATTGTCAGAATAGCCAGCATTATATTCAGCTCGCTCAGAGGCATCAAGATCAGTTATCCGCGTACCCTTATACGTTCCTCCTGGATACCAGTGTGGCGAGCATGAGCGGCGATAGTATGAATCACATGAACCGCGATCATATAGAGATCCATGCAGTTTGCGATCGAATTGTGGTTTAGTAGCAGTCATATTGTGGTTGGTTGGCTTACATAGTCATTATAGCATGATTCTCGGCAAATGTACACAACTATTTTCATAGGTGTGAAAATAAGTCCCGGACGTATACCCGGTATAGAGAAAAATAGACTGGTTATCGTAATTTCAGCATAAAAATACCCAATACCCCGTTATGAGAGGGGTATTGGGCGGTATTTAAATAAAAGTAGATTATACGAGTTGTGCGTGTCTATTATGCTTTTTTCTTTTTTTCCTCAGCCTGGATACGCTTCTGAATAGTCTTTCCTCGTTTTTCTAACCGATCGAGTACCTGTACAGCGTCCATCCAAATATCTTTGTCTTCAAGCATGTCTTTAATTTCAGACTCCGTGAGAAAGTCTGAATACATATCCTTAAAGAGGTTTGCACTCCACTTATGTTCATGCAGGATTCCACGATACATTTCTCCACCTTTACCAGCAGTGCCTGCACTGTAGTTATGGAATAAGAACATACTATGATCCGTTATCATATACTCATCAGCCATTAAAAAGATAAGAGTCGCCGCGCTCATACATGCGCCCTCAACACTTACCAAGATGCGTGCAGGAGTTTCAGAGAGAGCCTGCATAAATTGAATTGTAGTAAATAGGTTGCCGCCAGGGCAATTGATATGAATTTTAATAATATCAGACTCGCGACTGTTTCGTATGTCGTGAAACCACTCTATATAGTCGGTCGCGTCACCAATCTCGTCTGATAGGTAATATTCCTTAACTGATCCATATTCGCTTGTAAAGCAATCAGTAACACCACCCTTTAGCAAATCGATTAGGCCTTTATTTTGTATAGTTTGTTTATGCATGTCCAAATAATTTTTTCGTGTTGTATTCATTTATAATTTCTAATAAAGCTGTTGTCCAAACATCTCGTTTTTGCACAAAGACCAGTGGTTCTGGATGACTTTCTACAGCCATAACAATTACACCCTGATCCACTGGAACGCCCGTGCGCTCCTCGCACATAATTGCATATGCTGCCATTTGAATAAAGTAATTATCAATCTCACTGACAGTCTTTACTCGAGAGCTTGTCTTAAAATCAATTATGCTCTTACGCCCATCAAACTCCGCAACAAGATCAACACGTCCAGCCAAACCCAGGTGGTCAGAGTAGAGCGGAGACTCTTGAAGATATATGTTGTCAACCCTAAGATCTAGAATTGGCTTTATGACATTAAACATATCCTTTACATGCGGCATCTCAGTGTCAGAAAAATACTTTTCTTCATTGTCAATATACCGTTCAGCAACTAGATGTAATGCAGTACCTCGTGCACTGGCGTGTCGTGACACTCTATTTGCTTCGGCCTCACCAACACGAGCACGCCACTCGTGCAATGCATCTTTGCCTCGAACACCAAGTACTGTAGTAATACTAGGGTATGACTTTCCAGTTGGTGTCTTATAGACTCGCCCAGACGCAGATGTTACTGCCTCGAGATCTGAATACCCTAAATCAATTGGGGTATGAGTGAAAATCTTTCTATTCATTATATGGCATCCCAGTCAACAAACATTTTTTGTTGTATTTCCTTGTCTTTTCGACTGTTGTCAAAGCGACTCTTCTTATGTTTTTTGTTATTTGCCTGATCATTATTGTCATCATAATAACCATTTTGCTTTTTCTTATCTCTATTTTTTCTGCTTCGTCCCATAACTCAACGGGTTTCTATTTTAGTTTGTCTTCCACTTGCTTTTTTTACTTTGTTTAATACATCATTCCAACCAGAACCGGCTCGCTGAAGGACGGTCTTTCCTCCCTCATAAGATACAGCAAGGGAAACTACTCCTCGCTTAACGCAATTCGTCTTGCTACATTGCGGGCACGGCAGAGCGATCGGAGCATCACGATCATTCATAAACTGTGTTTCTTCCCAGCGTGCGTTGCATTCGGTGCAAAAGTAATCGTATCTCATATTATTCTATTCCTAAATTTGGAAAAGCTTTTTTAACCAATGAAGTTGTAAGTAATGGATATTTCTTATGCAGCTGTTTATCCTTCATTGCTATCAAAATTTCGGCGTCGAGTGCATGCACGTTTTCAAGTAGCTTAATAAACGCTGACTCTTTTTTAATCTTATTGTATGTATTGTTGCCAACTACTAGTCGAACTAGCACATCAATTTGTTTTCTAAGAGGAGAATAGTTTACGCCCGCCGGGTTTGGACTTGGGGTGTATGGTGGAGCTCCTAGAGGAAGGTCAAATTTAATATCAGATCTGAATGCAGCCTGAAGTATAGTCTTTAACTCATACGACGCATTTTGCTGGAGAATGAGTATACGTTCTGCGGATTTTCCCGCTGCCTGTACCTTTTCAAAAATTTCAAAGGGGTGTTTTGCTTTGTTGTTTGATGCTGTTTGAGTTCTCATAATGTATGTTTTTATTTATGTGTAAAAAATTCTTCTGCGCAGGACATAAGCATATTGCAACGTTTTGTAATAAGATAGTTGAGTACCTTAGAATTTCCAACATTTGGGCATGCCGAATAAGCAGACGAGATTGCAGACTTTATATTTTCTGGTGTTTTACTAAGGTCAATTACAGTACTATTTCGGATATAATTGCGATACACAACTTCTGGAAGAACTGTTTCTAATTTGCCCTCAATTGCTGCGGTGACCCATGTAGCCATCTTTGTTGAACTTAGTGGAGTTTGGCGGGTGCCATCAACAAATACGGTATCACCCGACAAGACATTTGGAATGCCGTCACCACTATCGCCACGGAAAATATGCTCATACAAATATCGAGCAGGATCTTTATCATTAAGTAATTTTTTAGTCATTGGACTGTACTGAGAAACATTATCATATTTTTGAAGTTGAATAAAGTCTTTGTCTGCGCTGATAATCATTACCGGCTCGTGTTGTCCAAATTCCTGAGTAGACTCTACTAGTGTACCAATAATATCATCTGCTTCTGCGCCTTGTACAGTTACGACCGGATAAGGCATATGCTCAGTTATTTCATCACGTACCTTATTTACAATTGTAAAAATTTCTTTCCAGTCAAGGTCAGATGCCTCACGACTTTTCTTACGTGATGCCTTATATTGTGGGTAATAATCTTTACGCCAACTGCCGCCATCACATGCTATAATCATACGACCATACTTTTCTCTATACTTGAGATTATACATTCTCAGCGAGTTTAAGATAATATGCCGCATAAAATCTTCAGTGATTTTCCCAGGTCGTGATTGAGAAAATACCGCGGAGATTGCGATTCCAGAATAGTCGATTAGTAGCATAATGTGATTATACAATATAGTGACTTAAATGTACACTACTTTTTCCATAAAACTTTAACGTGAGCGCTGTGTATTTTAACGCCAATAAATTCGTTGTAAAAATCGTCAGTTAGCAACACTTCTCTATCAAATTGTTCCTTTGCTTCCATATAAGACAACTCCCCCTTAGACTTGCCGAGATATATTATTCGTCGAATAAAGTCTGATTTACGAGTCTCTACAAGTTCCTTTACCTTTTCACTACTGCCATAATATTTCTCCCAATCACTCTGAACACACTTTTTTCTCTTACGAGTTTGCCCCTTTAGGGGAGCTAGTTTTTTCACACTGGATATCAGCTTTTTTCCGATATATTTTTTACCGTTTGCGCTATCAGTTATTTCATACACAAACCCGATGTATCCTTCATCAATTTTATCTTGGGCGAGTTCACGAGTAAATGGAAGTTCATTGTATAACCAAGTCATAATCTATATATCAAAGGTCATCATCACTAGAGTCATCTTCTGTTCCATAGGCTCGATGAGTTCCACAAAATGGGCAATATTCTGGGTATAACTCCTCGGGTTCTAGATCTTCAAAATCTTCTTCATCGTCACAATAATATTTATCAGTTTCGTCGTCCCAAGAGACTTCATAGACATATTTACATTTGGGGCATCGATTATTTTCTATCATGAGTAGTGTTATTTATCAATTAAAATTTTCATCGTTATATTCGTCACGTCTTTCAAAATAACAACACATTGTCACAATTGGCCAACATGTCAGCATTAAAAGAGCAGCCACTATCATGAGTATTGCTGCAAATGGTATTACTATAAACACACCAAGGGCATACCAAAGGGGTGGAAGTTTTATACAGTTTTTACCCCTCACATGTACTACAAGTTAATATTGAACGAGCAAGTTCCTGAGAAGGGTTTGCGCTGCGTTGATAGTATAATGATTTAATCCCTTGTTGCCAAGCAAAGATCATCAATTCGCTGACTTCCTTTGGTTTGGTGTTGGGTGGGATCATTAAGTTCAGCGACTGTCCTTGATCAATAAACTTCTGACGAGACGCGGCCTGAATAACAATCTCTTTTTGAGAAATTTCACCAAATGTTTTAAAGACATCCTTCTCGCCCTGAGTCAAAAATTCTAGATGTTGAACAGAACCGCCATGAGACAGCACATCCTTCCAAACTTCAAGAGTATCTTGCCCTTTGCTCTTAAGAAGCTTAGAGAGGTAAGGATTTTTAAAGGTAAATTTACCTTTAGCAAGGTCTTTTGTAAAGTAATTACTATTTAGCGGTTCGATTGACGGGGACACCTGTCCGAGGATAAATGAACTTGAGGTTGTAGGCGCTACAGCCAACGTAGTAGTGTTACGACGGTTATAACCAGTCAATAATGGAGGCTCTCCATACATCGTTGCCATTTGGGTAGAGGCCGAGTCGCTTTCGCTGCGAAGAGTGGAAAAGATTTCGGTATTGAGCAGTTTGGCTTCCATCGATTCAAACGCGATCATCTTACTTTGCAGTAACGAGTGCCAACCAAGAACACCAATCCCGATCGCGCGCTGATTGATTGCGAACTTACGCGGCGCGTCCATAAATGGAACATCGGCAGTCTTGTCAATAAACTCAGTAATCACTGAATCCAGGAAAAGGTTAAGCGTCACAATAGCATCAGTGTCTTTCAATTCGTCCCAGCGCTCAAGGTTAATTGATGAAAGGCAACAAACAAATGATTCGTCAACGCCATTTGACAAAAAGATTTCAGTGCAAAGGTTACTATGATTAATCTTAAGACCCTTATCCTTATAAACCTGAGGAGCCGCGTTGTTAGCAGCATCAGTAAAAAACAAGTAGGGATAACCAGATTCGAAACGCTTTTTGATGACCTGACCCCAAATCTTACGCTTGTCTTTATCACCCTCAAGCATACTATTCATCCAATCATCTGTGATGGTAACACCAATCGAGAGGTCTTGAATTGAGTTGCCTTCTCCACGAATCTTCAAAAATTCTTCAATATCGCCGTGGTCAATTGGCAAATAAGCAGCAAATGATCCTCGACGAACGTTTCCCTGTGATACGACATTCATCAACTTATCATAGAGTTCCATAAAATGGACAGATCCAGTAGATGTTCCACCCGTCGAAATAGGTGCTCCGCGAGGACGCAAGGCTCCAAAATAAGCCGATGTACCACCACCAGATTTTGTCATCATGCCAATCTCGGCAAGCTTATTTCCTACAATTTCCTCGAGGCGGTCATCGATATATGAACCAAAGCAAGAGATTGGGAGGCCACGCTCACGACCAAAGTTACTCCAAACAGGTGAAGACAACGAGAAAAATCCCGCATGCATATAAGATTCAAACTTATCTGCAAATCCAGGAATATGTAGATATCGTTCAGCAGCCTCGGCAATATCGCGAATTCGCTGTTCTGGTGTTTCTCCCTCAATTAAATATCCACGCTCTAAAAATTTTAGCGAATCTTTGTTTAGCCAATAAATGTCCTTGTTACTCATAATCTAAAGTTATATATCAATTTTCTAAAGCCAATTTTGCAGCCTTTCGACGAGCCCATGCTTCACTCATTTTTTTTTACTCAATCACCAAATATCGAATCTTCGTCAAAACATTGATTTTTCTTAGAATATTCTACTGGTCTAGACGAGAAAAAATCGGTCATATTGTTTCCGAGTAATTCTTCATCAAACCATACTGTCTTTGAGAGCAGCTCTTGATCTATATCTACGAATGGCGCTGGCATTGAGATTTGTTTCATGGACTCATTGATACG